GCCCAAGGGCTTATCAATACTGCACAAGCTCAAGCAGAACTTACCCAGCAAATCAGCGGTACTAATGTAGCTACCGAGCAGGCTTCTATCGTAATGAGCGGTTGGAGTGAGTGGATGGGGCGTTGTAAAGCGTGGTTAGACGACTTGAAAATAGGTTCGTTCTCTTTTACAAAGGTGCTTGGTGTAGTAGGTGATAGCTTAGGAGGCGTAGTGAGCGTATTGGGTGATATGGGTTCTGCTTATTCAGGACTTGCTCCTGTACTCAAAGGAGTAGGAGCTTGGCTTAGGCAAACAGTTGTAGCACAAAAGTTATTAGTAGTGTGGACAAAAGTAGTTACTGCAGTGCAATGGCTTTGGAATGCAGCGATGACGGCTAACCCTATCGGTATTATCATCGTTGCTATTGGTGCTTTGGTGGCTGGTATTGTGTGGCTTGCTAACAAAGTTAGCGGTTGGGGTGAAGCGTGGAAACATACGTGGGAGGGTGCAAAGCTCCTTTTTCGAGGCTTTATTGCTTATATAGAAATGGGCTGGACAACCCTTATCAACGGCTTAATGATAGGGCTTAATAAGATAAAAGAAGGTTGGTACAGATTTAAAAATGCCGTAGGCTTAGGAGATGAGGCAGAGAACAACAAAATGCTCGCCCAAATCAATGAAGATACCGAAAAGCGCAAGCAGGCTATTATTGATAGTGCTAAAAAAGTACAAGAAACGACACTTGCTGCCAAAGAGGAATTTATAAAAGCGGGGAAATCGCTCAAGTGGAACAAAGAGGAAGAGAAAAAAGAAACTACCGAATCCCCTAAAGCAGGCAATCTTTCTGCAAGCTCGGCTATTGGAGGAGGTGCAAGTCCTAACCCTATCACTCCTACTAAAGGTGGCAAAGAAGGAGGTAAGGAAGGAACGATGAGCGTAGCAGGTAGTGGCGGGAGTAGCAAGACTATCACCATTAACATCACTATGAACAACAGCTTCCCTATTGATAAGACCATTGGTAGCAAAGAAAATGCAGCTAATGGAGTGATTAGCAAAATCAACGACCGAATGCGCGATGCCTTAGTAACCTTATAGATATGAAGGATATAGTAATAGACGAACATAACGACTTAGAGATTATAGCAGGCGATTTTAGCATTGACAACAGCCTCCTGCAAGAAGTTGGATTCATTCTACAAAGTCAGCAGGGCAATTGGAAGTCTGACCCTTTAGTAGGGGCGAATATGGTAGAACTCATCAAAGGGAAACACAATCGCACGGCTGTAGAGAAACGTATTAAAATACAGTTAGAAAGAGACGACAAAGACTATGATGCTATTAAGAAACTATTAAAGCTACATATAGACAATGGATAACCGCTATAACATATCACAACTCTTTAAGTTGGCTTTTGGCACTAACCTGCCCGTGTACCTCACCGTACCTATAGGCAAAGAGCCTGCCCGCACAGCTGAGTATGGCAGTATCCGCACCGTAGAAAGGGAGGAAGCTATGCGACTCTCCAAACTCGGTACGCCCATTGTCTTTCCGGTGAAGTTTACCGCAGGTAGCTACAAGTTCTACGACTACCAAAGTAAGATAGTAGAGAAGCAGCTACACGACTTTTGGTTACCTCCTGCTACTATGGTAGATTTTTCGAGAGTAAAGAATATCAGTCGGACAGATGTAATAGGAGGCAATGGCACCGTAAAGGAAATCTATGGCTTTGACGATTGGCAGATACGTATCCGCACCGTATGTCATAACGATGAGCTAACGGCACGTGAGTACGAAAAACGCCTTATAGAGTGGTCGGAGGTAATACAATCTATCTCGGTAGAGGGCGACTTATTTGGTTGGAAAAACATTCATAACCTCGTAATTGAAAGCATTGATATACGCAGCTTGGAGGGTGCTCCTAACATTATCCCCATAGAGCTGAATTGCATTAGTGACGAACCTTTTGAACTTATTTACCGCCTATGACCTTAGCCATTGAAGTAGCCATCACTTTTTACCCCAAGCAGAGCACACCCTTTAAGGTACAAAAAGTTTCTGCCATTGAAATTGAAAGTTCGTGGAAGATGCTTACCGATACGGCAAGCGTGGTGCTACCCCGCAATGTCGCTGATTTTGACAAGCAAAAGGTAAGGGAACTCTTTGCTGTAGGCGACAAAGTAGTGATACAAATGGGCTACAATGGTGAGCTCTTGCAGGAGTTCGAGGGCTTCATTACCCAAGTATCAGCAGACTTCCCTATTACCATTAGCCTTAGTGATGCAATGTGGAAGCTACGCCAGTTGCCCGTCAATTACGTGTCGGCAAAGGCAAGTCTAAAAACATTCCTCGCCGAAGTAGTAAAAGACTACCCTTTAGAGGTAGAGGATATAAGCCTTGGTGGCGTACGTTTTAGCAATACCACACTGGGTGAGGTGTTGGACAAACTCCAAAAAGACTGGTCTATCTACAGCTTTATCCGCGCGGGCAAACTCACTATAGCCAAGCCTTATTCGGATGTAAAAGCAGGTAATGAAATAAAACATTTCGACTTAGAACGTAACTGCACCGAGAATAACCTTAAGTACCTAAGCAAAGAAGAGCGCACCATAAAGATTATAGGTACCTCCTCCTTTGGAAAAGGCAAACGATTACAATACGAGTTTGGCGATGAGAACCCTAAAACGACCTTAAAAATGACTTGTCACGTTAGTTCACAAACTGAACTTGAGAAGGAAGTAAAGCGACTATACGAGTTGCACAAGCGCGAGGGGTTCGAAGGGAGTTTTACCACTTATGGCACTCCCTCCGTACAGCACGGCGAGAAGATACGGCTTAGCTCTACCCTCTATCCTGATAGACACGGCGAGTACTATGTAGATAGAGTAAAGAAGAGTATTAGCAACGCCCAATATAGGCAGGAAATAGAAATTAGCGGCAACGGTGCGAGCCGCACAGGCAATTAATATTATGAATGAGATAGACGAGTTTGATATATTGCTTTCTGAAAAGATAAAGAAAGCTATCCCGCAAGTGCTACAATGGGCAACAGTAACCTCTGTAGATTGGCAGGAGG